AATCGCTTATATACACTATCTTTTTGGTTTTAGTGATGCTACACCTATTTCTACACCATTCAATCTTGCATAAATATCTCTCATATCATCATGCATAGAATCCATTTTATCTGACATTAGCTCTACCTTTGTTATAAGGGTTACTACATCTTCTCTATTCTTTTTACCTCTATAGCTAAGTGAACCTGCTGATATAAATATTGCAGATAATAAAGCACCACTTGTAGCAGCTAATAGTTCTATCACTTTGCCTTTATTGGGTTCTATGGCTATTATGACAGAAAAAAGGTATGTCTGAACAAAAATCTAAAAATCCACTACAAAAGCTAAAAGAAAAGTTTGACGATAAAGAAGAACAGCTAGAAGTATTAGGCACTTTTATTAGATTGGGTGTTATGGTATGGGCTGGTTTTATTATTAGCCTTAATTACATATCATTACCAGGTATGGCTAAAGATAACTCACCCAAGGATATAACTTTTATCGCTTCGGTTTTTACAGGATGTTTAGCCACTTTTTCGGTAGATGTAGGAAAGAAAAAGAAAGAAGAAAAACAAGATAAACCTAAGCAACTTGCACAATCTGACAATTCATATCAAACTATAAGAGTAGAAACACCTATAAAAATTGTTGGTGCTACTGTGGTTGACCCTAAAACAAAAACATGAAAAAATTTCTACCATTATTGCTACTAGCAATTACACCAGCCTGTTATGCTAATTTATCGCATAGTATCACTAGCTCAACAAAATTAACAGTGGGAGGTGCAAGTACTTCTGCTGATCGTATCGGATCTACTTACAGCGTTAGCGGTACAGGAGTGGATACAACCTATACAGCAGGTGGTAATGCTGTTTCTAATGGTGTTGGTTCACTTGTTATAAGTTCGGGAGTAGGTACAGCCCCAGATTTAACAGTAACCCAAGATGTACCAGCCAATAGCTTTTCATTTAGTCAGTCATTCACCCAAGCGGATGCAATAGCTGGGAGTGCTGTTACTACAGGTGAAACTGCAAACTTTTCTGATATAACATCTATAGCTGGAGGTACAGCAGGTAATTTAGCAGGTACGATAACATCAGCAGGGGCAGTAACACTAACAGCAGGTGGCCATAATACTGAAGCATTAGGACAGGTAACCTCTACATTAATAGTTGATTAGCAACAGCTATGTATAGGTTTTTATTGTTATTTAGTTTTTTTAGCGTACCTGTATATGGTCAAAGTGTTATACCTAATTTTAATCAGGGTGTATTAATTCAAAGGTCAGAGACCAAAAGTACCACAGTCGAGGACATAAAAAGCTTTGATATAAGGAATGGCTACCAGCTTACTATTGGTGGTGAAAATGTAAAAAGTTCTACAGGTGATGTAGCGCCTGCTGGTTGGACAAAACTAGATACAACAGTACAGGGTGTTGGCACTACATATGTTTCACCAAATTTAGATAATAAGCCTACTTTTTCTATAGTAAATCAAGGCGAAAGTTTCCAATATTATGAGACACTAGAGACACCTGGTATTACTAATTTTACTCAAATATTAAGGACTACCACTATAGAAAATATAACAGATACAACCAGTACGTTTAGTCAATGAAAAGATATTTATGTTTATTTCTTTTACTTAATAATCCTGTTTTTGCTAATTCTGTTAATACTACCAGTAATTCTAGTGGGTCAGTAGTTAATCAAGCTGTGCAAGTAGTACCCTCTAGAAATTTTAGCTATCAAATGAATACTATTAACTGTCAGGGTGCAACTTTAAATATCTCTCCTTTTGTTTCTACTACTTATGGTTTTGCAACACCATATGAGACACATTATGAAAGACCTGTTTACAGCAGAAAAGATATAGAGGGTGATTTTGATGATAATGGAGTTGCTATTGGTGATGGGGATGTAGATGCTGGTTTTAGAGGTGAAATATTATATTTTGAAAAGGTGCGAACAGGACAAAAAAAATCTAATGTATCTGTAAATGGTGGTATTACTGCCACTTTTAGTATTCCATTAGATCGCGAACCTATAAAAGAATGTAAAAAAGCAATGAAAAAACAAAATGAATTATATGAAGCATCACTGGCTGCAAAACGTCTTAATTTTGAGATGAGTAGAGCAAAAACGTGTATAGATAATCTAAAACAGGGTATTAGATTTAAAGAAGGTACTGAAATGGCAAGAATTTGTGCAGATGTAGAACTAATAACACCACCAAATGTAGAGCATACCCACAAACTTAAGTGAGTTTTGATTTTCTAGGTTTTTTACCTGTAAACTTTGTACCTTTTTTACCGAATAATTTTTTAATTTTACCTATAAGTTGCTTAAATAATGGCCGTAATACCCTATTTAATAATGGTGTTAAAGTTGCTGCTGTGGTTGCAACTACTGTTATAGCAAATGTTGTAGATACTGTATTTATGCTTGGAAGGTATTTTTCAACTGTTGTTGTGGAAATCCATTCAATAACACATTCTTTAGTTTCTTCTATATATTTGAAGCCTGTTACTTTTTCTGTACCTTTTGCATTAAGATCACCAATTCTAGGGTTATTTTTTTTGGGGTCAGGACATTCTACTTTAGTTTCTTCTGGTATTTTTGGTACTTCTGGTTGTTCTACATCAGTTTCGGGTGGTTCTACATTTGTAGGTGGTTTTGCTTCTTCTACAAGCAATATTTTTTTCTTGTCATACTGTAAAGGCACATAAGATGGTAGAGGACATACAAACCTGTTGCCGCTAGGGTCGTCAGTAAATAATTGAGTGTTTTTTGTACCATCATTCCTAAGCGTCACACAAGGCATTGTGAGGGTTGGTGGCAGTGTTCTTGTTATATGCTTTGTATTAGGTAAAGATTGCTCTACAGGTATATTTATTACAGGTATGCGTGGTATTGATGAGGTAGGTATTAAATTAATTTCTGGCATCTTTATCTACATCACCTATTGAGATTGTATAGCCATCTTCTCCAAATTTACCTTGTTCTATAATTTTAGGTTTTTTTACTTTTTTATCTAAATCATCATGATATTTTTTTATTTCGTTATCTAGTTCTAATTGTAATTTTTTTATTCTTAGCCAAGACACAAGTTTATCTATATAGTATTTTACTAATTTTTTTATGAAACTAAATATCATAAACTAATAGAAGGTTTTTTTGGAAGTGTAGGGATTGCTGGTTTAGTAAAAGATGGCAGTTCTTTATTTATAAGACTAGGCATATTACCTGTTAATTCATTTAATATTTGTTTTTTAATTTTTTCCTGTCCTTTTGGACTTGTTATATACTTATAACCAAAGTATGCTGAACCTATAGAGCCTAGTGTTAACAAGAAAGTTAAACAGGCAATAGCGTTAATTATTTTTTGCATGATAAAAGAAGCGTTTTTAAAAGCATTAGTACCTTGTACCATTATAACTTTTATGGCTTTATGCGCTATTGCACCATTATGGGTAACTATGTCATTAATGACAAAACAAATAGAAAAACATAAGGTTAATTAATCAGCAGCTTCGGCTGTGTTTCCCTCTGCTACCCACGCAAGGTACTCTTGGTAGTCTGTGTTTGCTTCGTCAAATGGAATACATTTAAGATTATTACCTGTTTGTGTTTCTACACTTGCAACTTCACCTGATATTGAATCTTTTACTAATTTATAAATTGGGTTTGTTGGGTATGCCATAGTTTAAAGCTCCGCAGAAAATCTGATTTTGGCTGAAGCATTATCAGTTCTTAATAATGCAGAAGCACCTTGAACTCCAGTACCACCAGTTGCAAATAAATCAACCATTCTTTCACTAGAAGGAGATGCTTCTAAACTAAATTGGTCAAAAGTATCTTCAGCACCACTTCTAAACATTCTATAATAATTGCTTCCTGTTGTTTGATCTATAGTTGGTTTTGCTCTCATATTTGGACATAATTGAAGAATGAGGTGCATATTTGTAGAAGTAAAACAAGTGCCGTTTCCAAAAGATTTACCTGATCCATCATCAACTAAAACTTGAAAATAACGTCTACAAAGCTCAAGTTCCTGACCAAATGACCTATGCTCAAAATCT